GACAAGCATGGCAGGCCTAGAGCTCGATCCGACCGAACTGTCACTGACCGACCACGACCACCGCAGCGCAACGTGGATCAAGATCAAGGCCGTGCTCGAAGCGCGCATCGACCTGTACCGGCGCCAGAACGACAACGAATTAACGCCCGAGAGAACGGCCGCACTGCGCGGCAAGCTCGCGGAGCTCAAGCATCTGCTGGCCGCTGGCGAAAGCCAGGACCAGCACCAGTGACAGGGACCATCGGCCCCTTGTCGTAACGGCCGCTCGATGCGGCCATTTGTTTGTGGAGAACTACCCCATGGGAGTGCAAGACGACCAGGTTGAAACCCTGACCCCGGAGCAGGAAGCAGAAGCGGACGCCCAGTTCTTGGCCGCCTTCAATACCACGCGCGATGCAACGCACGTCGAAGGATCGACCGAACCGAAGAACGAAGCCCCCGCCGAGCCGCCAGCGCCCGAGGCACAGGAACCGGCAGCCGAAGACCCCGCCGCCCGCGCCAGGCAGGAAGCAGAAGCAGCAGCGAAAGCGACTGCCGATGCCCAGGCCGAAGCGCAAGCCGCCGCCGATGCGCCCGTCACGCTGACCAAAAAGCAGCTGGACGAGCTCACCGCGCAGCTGGCCGCGATCCCGCATTTGCAGGATGAACTGCGCAAAACCCGCGATACCTATGCGGGCAAGTTCGGTTCGATCCAGCAGCAGATGCAGGCGCTGGCCGACAAGGCAGCGGCAGGACAGAAGCCCGCACTGCGGGAACTCAAGCGCATCAAGGCGGAATTTCCCGAGCTTGGCGCCATGCTCGAGGAAGACCTGTCCGATGTCTTCGGCAGCACAGCAACACCCGCCACGGCACCAGCACCGGAAGCACCGCAGCAGAACGACGCCCCGGCGCCAGTTCAGCCGGTCGACCCGCTGGCCGACGAGCGCGTGCAGCAGGTGCTGCGCCAGAAGGACATGGCCATCGTGGATGCAGTCCATCCCGACTGGCGTGACCTGAAGGCAACCCCGGAGTTCAACGTGTGGCGCACCAGCCTCCCGGCTACTGCGCAGGACCTGCTCGCCAATACCTGGGATCACCAGGTCCTGATCGATGCCTTCAAGGATTTTAAAACCTACAGGCAGCAGCAAGCCACCCAGGCCCAGGCGCAAGCCGAGGCCGGCAAACAACGCGGCAAGCGGCTCGAAGATGCGATTCCGGCTACCACCGGCGCATCAACGGGCAGGGCAGCTGTCGATGAAGACGCGGAATTCGCGGCGGGCTTCAACAAAGTCCGCTCGGGCCGCGGCTGAAACAAACCCCATCCATCACTGAAGGAATTACCAAATGAGCATCCAGAACCTTGCACAAACCAGTGCGCGGATTAACAAGTACAAGGGCGAGATCCTCGCCCACGCCATGCCCGTCGAAGTCCTGGGCATCACCGGCCAGCAAAAGCAGCTGCCGAAGAACTCCAGCCGCACCATCTCGTTCCGCCGCTGGCTGCCGTACGGCGCCACCGTCAACAACCCGAACCAGTGGAGCGTCGATGCGGTCAAGCACATCACCCAGGAAGGCGTGACCCCGGCAGCGGACACCCTGACCCCGCAGGACATCGAAGTGCCGATGCAGCAGTACGCCGTGCTGTACGCCGTGACCGACCAGATGGTCGACATGCACGAAGACGGCCCGGCCATCGTGGACGAGATGAAGAAGCAGGTCGGCGAGCGCCTGGGCCTGGTGCGCGAGATGGTGCGTTACGGCACCCTCAAGGGCTGCACCAACAAGTACTACGCCGGCGGCACCTCGCGCACCACCGTCTCGACCAAGATCACCCTGCCGCTGCTGCGCAAGATGACCCGCGGCCTGAAGGCCAACCACGCCAAGTTCATCACCGGCATCCTGGCGCCGTCGCCGAACTACGGCACCAGCGCGGTCGAGTCGTCCTACCTGGTGTTTGCCCACACCGACGTCGAGCAGGACATTCGCGACATCACCGGCTTCAAGGAAGTGGCCATCTACGGCTCGCGCAAGCCGATGCATGAGATGGAGTTGGGCTCGGTCGAGAACTTCCGCTTCATCCTGTCGCCGGAACTGCAAAGCATCCCGGACGCCGGCGCGGCTGTCGGCGCTACCGGCATGTACTCGACCAGTGGCGCGAACGTCGACGTCTACCCGGTCATCGTGACCGGCGACAGCGCATGGGGCCAGGTCGCCCTGCGCGGCCGCGACTCGATCGACGTCAGCGTCATCATGCCGGGCCAGAAGGACAAGAATGACCCGCTGGGCCAGCGCGGCTACATCGGCGCCACCAACTACTTCGCTGCCGTGATTTTGAACAACGGCTGGGTCGCAGTTGCTGAGGTGGCTACCTCTTCGCTGGCGTAATCCAGCGCCAGGCCTGGCCTTGATCGGCCGGGCCTGATCCGAATACCAATTCATCGACTCCATAAGGATTCACCATGCAAGCAAATCGTCTCATCGGGGGCAGTCTGGTCCTCGGCAAAGCAGGCCTCACCGGCCTGTCGGGCGCGGCCACCACCTACAGCATCGGCAATGCCGTGACCTACGGCCTGTCGGGCAAAGCCTACAGCAAGAGCACCGTCGCCGGCGGCGCCACCCCGACCACCGATGCCCTGACCGGCCTGGCATTCAGCGTCAAGCCGGGCTATGGCACCAACGTGCTGTGGTGTCTGGATGCGGCTGGCAACGTGGTTGTCGTGCAGGGCTCGACCGAACAGCTGAACGCCGCCGGCAACTTCAGCGTGGCGCCGCCGCAGTTCGCCCAAGTGCCGGACACCCTGGTCCCGTTCGCCTACTCGGTCATCAAGAACGTGTCGACCGGCACCCTGTTCACCTTCGGCACCTCGCTCTGGAACCAGGCCGGCGTGACCGTCACCGCGCAGGACATCTTCGCTATCCCGAACCGCCCGCAGGTTGCGTAAGCCAGTCGGCCAACCCTGATGTACCCGAGCGGGCTACCTTCATCGGTGGCCCGCTTTTCTTTGGAGATTTACCACATGACACGCACCCGTACCGAAATCGCCACCCCGGACATGATGACCGGCACCAGCCACGGCGACACGCAGGACATGGACCTGGGCGACAACGACCGCAGCATCACGCTCGAATCGGATATGACCTTGGAAGAACTGCGCGACTCGCTGAACACGCCGGTCTCGCGCGACATGAACGATCCGGCCTTCAAGAAGTACGCCGACGAAACCGACTTCATGGACGAGAAGGTTGTCGTGCTGGTGCATGAGTCGCCCGAGAAGAATGCCGAGAAGATCGTCGACGTCTACAACAACGGAACCCCGCAGCGCTTCGTGCGTGGCGAGTGGGTCATCTGCCGCCGCAAGTTCGTGGAAGTGCTCGCGCGCGCCAAGCCGTTCGGTGTCACCACCCCGGAAATCGTGGATGGCAACGGCGACCGCGCGACGAAAATCAGCATGGCATCCGGCCACCGCTACTCGTTCGAGATGCGCGACCGCAATCCGCTCGGCCAGGCATGGCTGAACAACATCATGCGTCAACCCTGATTAATCAATGAACTATCTCCAACTCTGTCAGGACCTGATGCGCGAGGCCGGCATGACCGGCTCCATCGCATCGGTGCAGAACCAGGTCGGCGAAGCGCAGCGCGTGGTCAACTGGATCGCCAAGGCATACCGCTCGGTCCAGCTCGAACACGCCGAATGGGAATTCCTGCGCGCGGCCGTGCTGTTCGATACGACCTCGGGCAGCAACACCTATACCGCGGCATCGGCTGGCGTGGCAGGGTTGGGAAGCTGGCGCTGGCACGGCAACGACTGGCGCGCCTACCACAAGAGCATCGGACCGATGGACGAGCAGCCGCTGGCGTTTGTCGACTATGACAACTTCCGACGCATCTATGCCTACAGCGCCCAGCGCCTGACGCAGGGCCGGCCGACCGTCATCACTGAATGCCCGGACCAGTCGCTGCTGATGTGGCCGATCCCATCCGATGACTACGTGATCGTCGGCGAGATGCACAAGGCACCGTCCGAGCTCGTGCTGGACATCGACACGCCCGCCTTCGAGCCGCGCTTTCACGACATCATCGTATACCGCGCGCTGATGCTGTACGGCGCCTTCGAGGGCGACAGCGCCGTGTTCACGCAAGGCCAGGCGGAAGCCGCGCGCATCCTTGCGCAGATGGAAGACAAGTACCTGCCGAAGTGGCAGGACAACGGGCCGATGGCATGAAACAGGTCCGACTTCCAGACACGAAGGTTGAAACCCAGCGGGTACGCTTCTTCGGTGGCATCGACCTGATGTCGCCGGCGCTCGACGTCAAGCCGGGCAACGCGCTGGACGCCGTGAACTATGAGCCCGGCCACCTTGGCGGCTACCGCAGGATCGACGGCTTCGAGCGCTTCGACGGCAGGCCGGCGCCATCGAGCGCCAGCTATGTCTACCTCGAGGGCAGCTTCGGCCAGGTGGCAACGCCGCTGGTCGTGCATGGCGCCACCTCGGGCGCGACTGGCACGGCCGTGCTGTCGGCGGCCGGCATGATGGCCGTGACGAAAACCAGCGGCACATTCCAGTCGGGCGAGAACCTGCTCGATGCCGCGGCAAACGTGCTCGGCGCCCTGACCGCCGCCCCGGTCCCGCGCGGCTACCGCGATGCCTTCAACGATGCGACCGCCCTGGCCGCTGCTGCCGACCTGTACCGCGCCGACATTGGGCAGGTTCCCGGCGAAGGTCCGGTACGGGGCGTCTGGCTGTACAACGGCGTGCTGTACGCCTTCCGCAACAACGTGGGCAGCACCGCCTGCGGCCTGTACAAGCAGAGCGCGAGCGGCTGGCAGGCGGTCAACCTCGGCCAGCAGATGCAGGTCAAGCAGCCCAGCCGGGCCGTCACGACGTCAAGCGGCGCCGTGAACTGGATCGCGCACGGCTTGACGGCCGGCGCGCTGGTGCAGTTCAGCGGCACGATCCCGTCCGGCGCCAGTGCCGCCACCAGTTCCT